GGAATATTACTCGCCTCTTTAGAAACAGCTCATGAAGCATCTTTTCGATTTCTTCATCAAAGCAGTCAGTATCAATGTAGATACCGTCTTTGCCGTTATACGACATAGAAATACCAATCATATGACCGTTGCGAGGATATAAGCCGCTTGTCTCTGAGTCAAGGGCGATGTAATCACCTGTATGTGCTAAAGCTCCACGAATCCATTCTTTTGCAACTTCTGTATCTTGTGTACCTTTGGCAATACTTTCATCAATAATTACATCTTCTATTTCACCATTAATGTAAGCAATAATATTTGTTTTGGAGTCATCCCATGTTCTACGAGCTTCGGGTTTGAAAGCAAGCATAGCAGGGTTTATTACGGGCAAGAACTTATCCTCTACTTTCTTACCAGAGTATTCTGTAACTGAATTAATTTTTGTAAAGTACTTCAAAGCATCACTACCTACAAGTACAACCCAGTCATACTCATCTGTATTGATTGAAATATCGCAGTCTCGCTTGAGAACTTTTTTCAGAGTAGGATCAGAACATAATTGATATTGATCAAATTCAAATGCTCCATCAAACTCTCTTGCAAAGTTTGTGCGGCTCGGTTTAGTTTCTACTAATGCAACTTTAGGCATATAATTTACTCTCCAGTTTACGGATTTGAGTTTCTGTAAGTGCTCCGGGATCTGTTTCTTTTAACTCGATATTCCGAACGCGAAAACCAATTTTTTCGCTCATCACTTTCACATTTATTGCTGCTTTCTGTCCTGCTTCATCCCCATCAAAAAAGACAGTAATTCTACTTACGCCTTGCATACTAAGTATTGCAAGTTTATCTTCATTAACATTGTTTGTGCCAAAGCAGCATACAGCATTCTGTATTCCTTTATCATGTAGATTTAACATATCAAATATGCCTTCTACTAAAATAATATCTCCCTGTCTAGGAGATACCTGTGGAAAAAGAGGCAGGCTAGCACCAGGAGGAGTAAATAGATACTTTGGAGTATCTCCACCTGTATGTCTGCCTTGAAAAGCTACTATCTTTCCAGAAATATCTCTTATCGGAAAGTTTATTCGACTCGTAAAATCTTTTCCTGTGTGCTCGAAGGCTTCAAACTTTGCATATGTTTTTGGAGATATATTTCTCCAGTTACCAACATAAGGCATATAGTTTGTAGGAAAGGTTAGTCCAATACTCTCTGCTCGTTTTTCTTTTATTTTCTTGGTCACTATATCTCTCTTTACCTGTAAGCCGCCAAACTTTTCTCCATACAAAGAAAAAAGATTGCCCTTAAACTCACAGGCAAAGCAATTGAATCTACCATCAATCTGATCGACTCTCATACTTGGGTTTTTATCGTCATGCTCAGGATTTAGACAACGTACTACGAAGTCTTTTCCTTTTGGTATGTACGATATACCTCTTGATTGTAATAATTCCTCTACGTTCACTACCAGCTCACACTAATTATTATAAACACAACAAGAACACAAGCTATAGTCCAGGCTTCGGTGTCATCTCGAAGCTCTGCCCAGGTCATAGTAAATTCTTCTTCGGGTGCCTCAACAGCCTCTTCATCTAGAAGCTCTAACTGTTCTGTTATTTGTTTATTTTCCAATGTGCTTCACATCCTCGTTTGAAATAACTTGATAAGTACCCTTGTTATAGGGAATACTTACAGTGTACTTACTACTTATCTCTTTGCGATATAGCTGACACTCAGGGTCTGTCCAAGGAAGGAAGTCCTTCTTAGACTCTGCTTTTCTTTGAGAATCCCACCAAGACGGATGGAATTGAAGATGCTTTTTGGTATTGAGAGGTACAAAAGCCTTTTTGACTTTTTTAACTTTATGAGTGGTTTTCTTCCTTCCTGAGTAGGTATAATTTAGATTGCCTTGTATAAACATAAATTTCTCCGAAAAGTGAACGTATATTATACATGGTTAAACTAAAAAAGTCAAGAAGTATTTTTAACAAGGTCAAGAACTTCGTAAATGCCTACATTTACTTGAAGCGCTCGTACCCACCGGAATTTCTTCATTCGTTGCATGATGTCATGACGATGATGACCGTCTATCAGATTACCTTCTTTATCAATCACAAGAGGTTTATAAGTATTATATATTATTTTATAATATCTTTCCATATACTTATCATCATTAAACGGCATTCTATCTTTTTGCGTGGGGTATATGTTTGTTTTCAATATTTCAATATGTCGATACGGAATACCCAATTCTTTTAGAGAACTCTCTGTAAGTTGAGGCATTTCATCTCTAGATATCATCTATATCTTCTCCTGTCTTATGCTCCGAGTCTTCTCTTTCTTTCGGAGTCATTGCAGATTCTGGACCAATCTTCATTGTTTCCCAGTTAACTGTAGAAGTAAAAGAGCGCATAGCGGCTGATCGCATTTTAGTACAATTAAAGGTCATACATGCATCCTCTTGGTCATAAGTCTCAAGAGCATACGCTGCATCAGCAGCATCAAGTATACCTTTTGCAAAACGCGCTTCACCGCCAGCGTCAGTTTGATATGGCGTAACAACAGTACATTCATACTCCTGTGCCATACTCTTTAGTGCTTTACTCACTTCTATTTGTTCTGTCCAGTCGTACTGTCCCATGCGAGATGGGATAGCTGAACGCTTAACTTGGTTTATGTAGTCTACAAGAACTACTGCCACATCGAGAGCTTTCACTTTTTTGTCCATTTCTGCTTTGATTTTTGCAAGCGTCAAAGCTGGATCATAAATTACATCTACTTGTTGGGTCGGGAGAAGCCCACAGGTTGTTGTAAGTTTATGATGAAAATTCTCAAAGTTTCGATGTTCTTTATATTCTTCTAAAACCTCGCTACTGTTTTCAAAACGACCGGCAAACCAGCCAGTTACGAGTTCCCACTCTTGAACACTTAGATTTTTGGTTCTAAGTCTTGAGAATGGTATCCCCGTTGCGATTGAACAAACTCTTTGCAGAGTCTGGATAGAATCCATTTCGATAGTAAAATACATCGCAGACCTACCACTTTCAAACACATTATGAGCAATGTTAGCACAAGTCAGAGACTTACCAGCACCTCGTCGGCCACCAATTAACACAAGGTCTTTTGGAGAGAACCGGATTTCGCGATCATAGTTCTCGTTTAAGCCCAGAGCAAGATATCTGGAAATCTCTTCATCATCCTCAAATAGAGAGATACGTTGCATACTCTCCTGAGGCGGTTGCAAATCAACTTTCTTCTCGACATCGAGAACAATTTGATGCAGGTGAGTTACTGATTCTTCTGCGTTTTCAAAAGCAACAGAATTATCAATATAAGTTTCTAGTGAATCAAGTATCTCTTTTTGAGTGTACTCATTCTTGAGATACTCAAGAAGCATCGAGGCATCCGCCTCAACCTGTACTGTCTCAATAGCATATAGCTTTTCAAGAGACTTTGAATCACGAATAGAAAACTTTAATTCTTCAAAGGTGGGAAGAGAATGAAACGTCGTAGTATGTTTCTCTATTATAGAAAATAGACTGTGATACTCAGTTGGCAAATAATCTCGGCGTACAGAACTCCAGGTATCAAAATCCTGCAGAGCTATAACCTGCTTTATTAACGCACTTGCGATGTTCAACTCTTCCCCCGAAGATAAGGCGGGTTTCCCCGCCTAAATTAACCTGCTGCTTTTGCTTGCTTTGCAGCACCGTCATAGTCAGCCGCGATTAGGCCGCGACGCGTTAGCATCGTCTTTACTCCACGAGGAGTCTTGCCAATAGCGTCTGCTATTGTGTCGACAGTCATTTCTGACACGTCGCCTAAATCTGCCAAAGGATCTTCTTTGGAAGTTCCTTTCGTAAACTCTTGACGCGGAATCGCGTCGATGTCGCCAGAACGTAGCAGGCTAAGAGCCTTGCCTCGTACTGAGTTTACGCTTCGATCAAGAGCGTCTGCGATTTGCTCAACAAATGCTCCGTCATTTACCATCTCAACGAAAGTTTCTTCTTCGTCGGGAGAGTAAGTTCGTACTGCTTCTACTTTGGGAGCAGGCTTGACGTGATCGGTCAATTCCATAGACAAGATTTTGCCTTGGATTGACTTGGCAGAAAATGCATTATTTTCAAAATGCTCAGCAATTTGAGTATAAGTGTACTCACCGCTGTTGTCGGATACGAAAGCCGCAAGAGTTGCTTCTTGGTCTTCCGAAAATGTTCGAGTAGTCGCCGTTGAGGCTAGTTCTACGTCGTAACCCATTTTACGCAATTTGCTAGAAATTGAACGGGTTGAGGTTTCAAGTTGTGCTGCTGCTTCTGCAACAGTTCCTTGAGATATGGGAGCTTCGTCTCCAACGAACTCAGTAAGTTCGTTAGTGCGCTCTTCAGTCCACTTAGGCAATGCCATGTTTTTCTCCTAAAAAATCTACTAGATTTTCAACTATAGTTACGCCAGATTCTCTGGCTTTTTGTGTTTTTTGGGACTCAACCCCGCTTTCATTGACGAGTATTGTTACGTCTTTTGTGACACTATCTTTTATTGTATAGCCACACTCTTGCAATACTTGAGCGGCCTGAGCCTTGGTTTTATAACTCTTTAACTTACCACTTATACAAACTACACCTACTGATACTTTCTTTTGCGGTTTAATAAACTTCCAGTCGTGAGGAAGACTAATAAAAGGATATTCTTCCTCTAACCATGTCAAAAGAGAGTTGCTCGCTATTTGACCAAGACCTGCTTCTTTACAACTATCTTCTGTTATATCATCTATGGAACTGCATACTGTTGATAGTTTGTCGGTTGCTGTCTTGCCAATTAAACGAATACTAAATGCAGGTAATAATACATTTAGTGGTGCAAGTTCAGAGTTTTTGATCTCTACATACAATTTCTCAGCTAGTTTTTGTGACCCAAGTCTTTCTACAATCTCTGGTTCGGAAAGAGCATAGATTTCATCTACTACTTCAAGTTGCAGTTTTTCAACCGCAGCAGGACCGAGACCCTTAATTTTAAGGGTCTTGGCAAAGTGCTCTATTCTTTTAGAGGATTGGTCTCCGCAAAGAGTATTGCGGCAATAAAGAATATGGTTTACCCATTCAAGTACTGAATCGCAACTAGGACAGTTGGTAGGTGCTTGAATCTGTAACACAAGTTACTCCTTTGAAATTGAACGTATATTATACGAGAAATTGGGATGTTTGTCAAGAACTATTTTTTCTCAACTCGTCGCAAAATTCGGGGTATAATTTCACCACTCCGTATCACCTCTACTGAACATCCGATCTCAAGTCCGAGGCCTTGGATGTATTCAATATTGTGAAGAGTAGCCCGAGCTA